GTTTTACTTTCTAGTTAAAATACCATATGAACAGATATAATAATATTAACATAACAAAAACCCCAGAAGACCCTAGATTAAGGTATGTTGTTACTAAATATCCTATTATTCCTTTAGGACCTTTAGATGTTTATGTTTTTACTACCCAAGGTGATAGATATGATATTATGGCACAAAATTATTACAGTGATTCAACATTGTGGTGGATTATTAACCGTGCAAACCCAAACCAAGACGCAAATTCAATATTTCCTACTGTAGGAGCTCAAATAAGAATTCCCGCTTTTGATAGAGTAGGAACTATAATAGCACAATATGAAGCATTAAATCAATTAATTTAAAAAAGTTATGGCCATTGTTGGAGAAAGATTAGAGTCGTATGTTATAAATCAAATAAATGCTAGACAAAAGCTTCATGGAAGTGGTGCTGGAACCGCTAATGATGGGTCTCAAGACATTAGGTCTGATCAACAGATTAACCTTTTAAATTCTAATACTTCTTGGATAAAATTAGCATCTGGAATTTCAGTAGACGCTAGTAGATTAAGAGATATACAAGTAAGTACATCTTATAGTGGAATGGGTTTAGCAAAAAATTATATTTTGTATGCTGGTGTTTCAAGATTAGAACAAGACGGAACAGATAGATTAATTCAAAGACAAGGTTTTCTTCCTCAAACTCGAAATAGTTCATATACATATGGAACATATGGATATTCTCCTATGCCTGGTATTTCAAGTGCTGATATAAAAGCATTAAACCGTGGTTCACTTAAAAAGGCAACAGTTAAACTTACCGTTCATAATAAACAACAGTTTGATATTATTGATCTTCTTTATTTAAGACTAGGATATACTGTTTTACTTGAATGGGGGAATAGTATCTATACCCCAAACGGCGTTACTAGAGAAATAGTTCGTAATACATTGCTTGAAAATACATTTTTTAACATCAACGGAAAAGGATCATATCTAGACATGTTAGGTCCTATTGAACAGTATAGGCAAAAATATGCTGGAAATTATGATGGTCTTTTAGGTAAAGTATCTAACTTTAGTTGGGCTTTTCAACCTGATGGTTCATATGATATAGAAATTACTATAATAAGTTTAGGTGATGTTATTGAGTCATTAAAAACTAATATTTCATCTCCTCAAAGTTTAACAAAATTTATTGAAGAATCAACCGGAGGTAAAGAAAACCCCGATGAACCAGCAGACCAACCTGATATTATAGAAGATAATAAAGATGCTAATGCTATAGCTTCTATGTTATGGACTTGGAAATGGGTTAATAGAACTGGAATAAGTATAGATACAGAATCAAATCCCCTTTATATTAAATTAGGGGATGGAACAGAATCTCCTGTTGGTGGTTTTTTAAATGTTTCGGGAGAAGATATTACAGCAAATTTGATAAGCTATAAATTTTATTATACTATTTATGAAGATGGGTGGATTTTCGATGGATCTGAAAATCCTATTCGAACACATTTTCCTGATTTATTTGGTGAATACCCAACCACAATTAAAGAATTTTCTTCACCAAATACACGTATACAAGCTGAAGAATGGAGAAAAAAACTTGAAGACGATTTAAAATCAAATAATAAAGATAAATATACTAAAGTAGATTTTGTAGAACGAGGAGAATTTGATACTACAACAAAAGTAGAAACTGATTATAAAATTAAAGTTCGCTTTAAAAAAATTAATGATTCTGAACGCTCAGTTACTACTGAAAGTCCTATTTCAAAGTTTGAGGATGACGATGCGTTTTGGATTAATACAGAACCAGTTCAATATTATCTTCGATTTGGGGCTTTATTAGGTTATATAGAAAACGATATTTTACCTAAAATAGACACTGATGGTAAAGATAAACCTTCAATTTTTGATATTGATACATCTACATACTCTAGCTTTATGTATTCTTTACCTAATCAAATTTCTTTAGACCCAAGAGTTTGTTTAGTAAGAAATGACCATTTCACAAAAGATTCAGGCACTGCAGAAGTTTTATCTAAATTAAACCCATTTAGAGCAGAAGATTATGTACAAGATAACCCAAATCTAAATAAAGCTTATCCTCTTAATATCTATTTAAACTTTGAATTTATTATAGAAAGTTTAAATTCAAATGCTGATGAAAGAGGAGATGTTAACATGTACAACTTTTTAAAATCAATATGTGATGGTTTAAATAAAGCTTTAGGTGGTATAAACAACTTAGAACCCATAATTGATGAAAGTAGCAATACCCTTAAAATTTTAGATACCACCCCAATCCCAGGATTTGGTCAACGAGATACAGATTATATTCTTCAATTGTACGGGTATAAAAAAGCTGGATCTTTATACAGTTCTACTTTTGTTAGAAAAGTTGATTTAAAAACAGCCATCACTCCAGAATATGCTACTATGGTTACAGTAGGAGCAACTGCAGGAGGATATGTTAAAGGAACAGAAGCTACAGCATTTTCAAAATGGAATATTGGATTAACTGATAGATTTAAAGAAAAATTTATCCCAGGAAACCCATCATCACAAAAAAAGGAAGGGGAAATAGATGAAGCTATTATAAACTATACTAAAAAATTCTTATCACCTAACAAATTTACTTCATGTTATGGGTTTAGTGGAAACCTTAAAGAATCTAGTTCAAAATTAAAAATTTCTACAGATGCTATTGAAAATAATTTATCTGTTGTAACAGAATATTTTAAATATTTAATATCATCCCAAGAAAGTAAATCAGGAGGAACAATTGGGTTTATACCATTTAAGATTTCCTTTACTATGGATGGTATATCGGGTATAAAGATATACAACAAATTACACGTTGATACTCGTTTTTTACCTAAAGCATATGGTGATAATTTAAATCTAATTGTTACTGGAGTAAATCATAAATTGTCAAATGATGATTGGGAAACAGATATTGAAGCAACTGTTATCCCTAAAACCGATGGTGGAAGTAATACAATTATAACAGCTGAAAATATAAAACAAGATATACAAGAATCTAAAAATGCTCCATCTAATGGTGAAATAGGATATCCTGTTTCCCCACAAGATTTAAAACTAGTAGAAAAAGCTGGAGGAGTTGCCCCATATATTCTTTTACCAAATGGACAAATTAAAGTTAAAACATGGCCTTCAAATCTTAGACCTGGAGACCCAGGATATAATCCTAAAGCTCGCCATTGGTTTGTTCCTAACCCAGATTATCCATTAGTAAGTGTAAAAATCCCATCTAAAAATGGAGAAAAATCTCTTCAAGTTCATAAAGATTTTGCTGCTAAAATAGAAAAGGCAGCAAAAACTATTAAAGATAATGGTCTTCAAAAATATATTAAATCTGTCGATTCTGGATTTGCCCTTAGAAATGTAACGGATGGCACAAGATTATCTAATCATGCTTTTGGATTTGCTATAGATCTTAATGTTACCTCCCCTGGTCATGGGTGGAATCAAGGATTTATTTTAGGTGATAAAAAAACTACAAGTAAAATAATATTAGAAAGAAGTAAAGACGGAAAAATTTCAAAATCTCAATTAATGGGAGAACAAGAATTTGGTTTTTGGAGGGTAGCTAGAAGTTTTGGATTTGAAGGTATAGGATGGTATTATGAAAAAGATGCAATGCATTTTTCTATAAATGAAGGTTTACAAACAGATATTCCAAAAATACCAACTAACTAAAATTTTATGACTTACTATCCTTTATCCCAAATAAAAACTAATTTATATACTAATGGAGGAGAATATTCTCTTTCAACGAATAAAGGCAGATATGTAGGATATTATTATGAAGTATCTACCGGACAAAAATATACTGGTAAAAATCCACAAGATAAACCTAATATTTTATTAATTCCTATTACCTTAACTAATGAAGTTGATCCAACAATCCCATTTGTTCAATCAAATTTAGGTAATTTAATTACTTTAAACAATGTAGTAGGAAGAGATCAAGCAAAACAATTTGAATTTGATACTTCTTTTATCCCACCCCCATCATTAAATACTAATCCAAGGTTAATACCTAAATTTAACCTAACCCTTCCAACTTCTCAAGATCAACAAAACGGACAATTTACAAGATATTTTTGTAAACGAAACAACAATACCCAATATTTAGAAATTTCTAAAGAAACCCATGACCAATTAAAATCCCGTAACCCTCAAATAGCTTGGGACCTATACACCCCAGTTTCTTTAATTTGGCAAATTACAGGTAATAAAGAACAAGTTTATAAATCAAATAGAGCATCTGCTATTGCTATAGAACAAAACTTAAAATGGTATGGATTTTCTCAATACTTTCAAGACAAATTTTTAAAATATTACGTGGAATCCTAAAAAATCTTTAGTATCTTCAAAGCATGTATTGGCTTATAGAAGATCTTAATCATATAGAAACAATTTGTCGTATTCGTCACCGAGTAGCATATGTTGATATAATCCCTTGTTCTCATACTCTTCACCCTGTTGAAAATAGCGTATGTGCTATTTATCTTCGTTTTGAGAGAGATGATAAAGGATATATTATTCCTATAAACCATAGTGAAACAATAAATTTTGAAATAGAGATAGCAGAAAAAGTATTAAATAGTATAGCAAAGTTATATGTAAGGGATAGAAAAGAATTTTTACATTATTTTTGCATTAAGCATTGCCACCAACCATCACCCTCCCCCCATACGTATATACCTCAACCAACAACAGCTCACAATTACATTTACAACAAATACCCAACAACACAAGATTTAAACACAATAGTACCAATTGTAAAACACTATGAGGTATGTGAAGAAAATTATGCTAACTTTAAGGGTGAAATAAATCCATTTTACAATAAAGCAGCACTTGTGTTTAATCAACTAGAACGAACGGGTATAAAAGTGGACCCTCAATTATTTGAACAGTACTTTGACCAACAAGTAGACGAATTTATATACACGCAATATAACCTAAACACATTAACAACAAGGCCATCAAATACCTTTAATAATATTAATTTTTCAGCCCTAAATAAAGACAACAATGAAAGAAAATGTTTTATACCCCGCAATCAAAGTTTTATTGAGTTTGACATATCTGCTTATCACCCTACCCTTTTGGCTAGTCTTTGCGGTTACGACTTTGGTAGTGACGACATTCACTTATCTTTTTCTAAAATGTATGGAGTTAATTACGCCAAAGCAAAAGAGATCACGTTTAAACAGCTTTATGGAGGAATATGGAAAGAATACGAGACCTTGGACTTTTTTCGACAAGTAAAAGAATATACAGATAATAACTGGGAAAATTACAATAACTGCGATTCAGTTATCGTGCCGATTTCCAGTTATCGTTTTGAAAAAAGTAAATTAGAAAACATGAATCCGCAAAAGCTTTTGAATTATGTTTTACAAAACTTGGAGACCGCAAATAATGTTCTTATATTATATGAGATATTTAAGATTTTGCGAGGGAAAAATACTAAACTCGTGTTATATGTTTACGATTCGTTTTTATTAGATGTAGATGAAAGTGAAATGGATGTAATAGAGCAGATAAAACAAGTATTTAAAGACAAGAAATTGCAGATTAAAACAAAAACAGGTAAAAACTACAACGATATTAAATAAAAGTTATGTATAGTACTTTAGAACAACCCCGTCATATGTATGATCAATACGACTATGATTTTACATTTGAAAATTTATTGATGAACAATAGACTGTTTTGTACTTTTACACCATTGAGTGAGTTAGAGGCGTTGGTTAGTGCGTTGTCTAGTCGTTACATTATTATGTACAATAAAATGTTTGTACTACATATTAAAAGCAATAACGAATACGTTATTACATATAATGTAGATCAAGGAAATGTAAATGATATTCCCGATAATACAATTCTTGTACATAGAAAAAAAGAATCAAACACATTATATACTATTAACGCATTAAACGAGTTGATTAAAAAGTTAAACGGTGGAGTTGTAGACACCCGTTTCCCAGTAAACTGGCAACATTATAAAAATTGTATTTTGTTAACTCAACACAATGAGATTAAGCAATTAAATACAAAGATTTATCAAATTGTTGAACTATAATTTGGTTATATTAAAAAAGGTTATTATATTAAACGTTGTAAACAATTTAATTTTAGTTATATTATGAATCTAGACGCAATCAAGAAAAAACTTGAGTCAATGCAAAAGACCTCTAATGGTGGTTCAAGCAACAATTCAAGCAATGTTAAGCGATTTAAGCCTACCATTGGAAAACAAACAGTCCGTGTTGTACCTTTTAAGTACAACAAAGAATTTCCATTTACAGAAATGAAATTTTACTACGGTATCGGAAGCCGTAAAGTAATCGCTTCGCCTTTAAACTGGGGTGAAAAAGATCCAATTGCAGAATTTGCAAAACAATTACGTGGAACAAACGACAAAGAAAATTGGCGTTTAGCTAAAAAATTAGATCCGAAAACTCGTATCTATGCACCTGTAATTGTACGTGGTGAGGAAAGTGAAGGTGTTCAATTGTGGGAATTTGGTAAAGAAATTTACGAAGCATTTTTGCAAATGGCAGCTGATGAAGAAGTAGGTGATTTTACAGAT